ACGCGGGTGGTTAGTTCTTTAACCGCCGCCAGCAGCAGGGGGATAACCTCGGCGTACCGAAGGCTCAGCACGCCATCGGATTCACTCACGGCTTCGGGAAGCACGGCTTGAATATCCTGCGCGATAAGAAAGCTTCTTCGGGTGTCTTCTGGGTCGGTCTTATATTTTCCGATTACGGTACGAATATCCGCCAGCTTCATCAACGCATTAGAAATTGGCTCGATGATGTCTTTTTCTCGTTCGTCGGAAATGGCGGCCCATGCCGTGGCGCCTGCTGCCAACTCAACGCCGTTGGTGTTTGCAATTACTTGTATCGCGCGCGACCCGCTGTTGTGTTTTATCTCGTACGCCGTCGCGTCCAAAAAGTGCGCGGCGGTATACGCGCTGCCACCTATACTAAACTGCGCGGTAGCTTCAGTGCGGTTTACGGCGTCTACGATATGAAGCCTGCCGTTCGGGCTGCTGGTCCCGATACCCACCCCACAGCCAATAGATGAATTGCCGTCCAATACCATTGCGGTCGTCAAGGAGCTATTCGCCACGACGTAAAACACCATCTGCCCGTCTTCGGCGCCGTTGGTTACGACGGGCGCGACAGAAGCAATTCGACCATATTCCGTAATCGCAAGAGCGCTGTTGTTGCCAAACATCCGCAAACTAACCATGTCGTCGTTCGCGGCGGGGGTCGCGCTTTCTTTGTAGTAGTACACGCTCATGCCCGTGGCCGAAGCATCGGTGGACACAAAATACGCCGGAACTAATTCGGGCGTTGAGATATACGCGCCGTTGTCGCCCGCCGCCGCTAAAAGGTTAAGCCGGTAGCTAGCAGAAGCGGCGACGCCCATGCCGACGTTGCCGTTAAAGCGCGTGTCGCCGTTGACTATCGGTGCAACCAGCGTGGTAAACGCGCCGGTGTTAGGTGTGACGTCGCCAATCGGTGGCGGCGCAGATAGATAGACGGCATTGGTTATCTGGAACCTGGTGCCGTCGTACACCACCGTAATTACTTGGCCGGCTAAGATGTCGCCAGCTGCCAACGCTAGCGTACCTTCTTTGGTGACCGTTCTTGCGCCTAACCCGTTCAAGTTCAGCGTCACGCTGGTCGTTGCGTTGGTTCCGGCGGCGACAAAGTTGAACATCTGACCCGCCGCGTAAGCGGTAAAATTCGGCGACGTCACAAGGGCCGTGATGGTGTCGGTTCCACTGACGCTAGCCAAAAACTGCGATGTCCCAAACAACTCGCCGCTACTGACATTATCCACGGTCCAGATTTCGACATCCGCCGGCGTGGTCAGTTTGAGCTTGTACGCGGCTGACGACAGCCAGACGTTGGCCTCGCCCCGCGAATCCAAAATGATGGGGTTGGTGTTGGCTGAAACACCTGACTGCGACGTGTAGGTCGCCAGCGGCGTGGTGGTGCCGGCAGCATAGGTGTAGAGCTTGCCCCCCACCAATGGCACGCCAGCGGTGGAAAAAAACTGCATTTTCGGTAGCGGACTGAGTACGGCCACGGCAAACTCCTATGCGTTCGTCGCTTTGATGATGACGAAATTTACCACGCAAGCCTCAGAACGCGAAACGCTTGGTTTGCCCAACATTGACTGCACGACCTGCGCTGTCATATCTAACCCTATGCTACGAAAACGCCAGTACTAGCCGCAGGAAGTTTACGGACGATGTAGTAGCTGCCGATTAAGGACTGCGTGGTGCCGGCGTTTGAGGTAAATCGCATCCGCCAATTTGTCGCTGCGTTGGTCAAAATGCGGATAGTAAACCGGAAGCCATGATTGACTGCTGTGGTCAACGTACCTGATGCCGCCCATGCTGCTGTCAATGCGGCTGCGCTGCCCGCCGATCCTGTCGGCGTTGCGCCTGTCGCGTTGATGCCCGTTATTGGGCTTGAAACATAACTGCCGTTCATCCATGTCGGGGCTGAACTAGCGGCCATTGTAAACGTCACAGAGCCGGCGGTTGTCTTTAGGAAATAACACCAGCATTCGATTTCGTACAGAGACGTTGCCGACAAAGCGATTGAGCTAGTAGCGGGAAAAAAATCAGCAATAGTGGCGGCGGTCGTCGTCGTGCCGTTAACGACCTGTCGGTAGAATTTTTGCGACGGGATAAATCCACGGCCCGACGTAGTGTCTTCCGTAGAAAAATATGTAGCCCCATTAAATTCAACGGTGCCAATTTCTGGGGTTGTCAGATTTGTCCCAGTCGCAAATTTCAGCGGTGCGGTGCCTGCCGTTGCAGTACCAGCGGTAGGGGTGAGCCTTCCGGTAACCGTAGTGAAAGTTCCTGCGGCGGGGGTAGTGGCACCGACAGTTCCGTTGATGTTAATTGAGGCCGTGCCAGTCAGGTTCGTCACGGTGCCGCTGGTCGGCGTGCCCAACGCGCCGCCGTTGACCACAAACGCGCCGGCAGTCCCAGTGTTGATGCCTAGCGCGGTCGTGACGCCTGTTCCGGTTGTGATGGTTGCTGGCGCAGCGCCAGCGCCGCCACCGACAACTATGGCGTTAGATACAAGCACAGCAGATGAAGCCCAATCGGTCGCCGATGAAAAGTAAGGGATGCCCCCCGACGTACCAGCGACAGTCAAGGCCAGCGTTCCGGCGCTGGTAATTGGCGAGCCCGCAACCGAAATTAGACCGCCCGTAAACGTCTGAGCGACGCTGGTGACGGTGCCTGCACTGCTAACGGTGGCCCATGACGTATCGGTTCCGTTAGTCGTTAGGTATTTGCCAGAGTTAGAAGCCTGGGAGGGCAAGAGAGCGTTCAGCGCGGCGTTTGCGGTCGTTTGCCCAGTGCCGCCGTTAGTGATAGCCAGCGTGCCCGCTAACGTAAGTATGCCAGAGCTAGTAACTGGGCCTCCCGAAACGGTAAGCCCGGTTGTTCCCCCCGAAACGTCTACGCTACTGACGGTGCCAGCGCCAGCCGAAGTCCAAGTCGGAGCGCCAGCACCGCTGCTGGTTAATACTTGGCCCGCTGTGCCGACTGCCGTGAAACCATACGCCGTACCAGTGCCGTAGGGAACGGCGCCTGCCGTTGGGGTTGCGCTAGAATTAGTGCCGCCGTTTGCGGTGCCAAGAACGCCTGCTAAAGTTATGGTGCCCGACGATGTTATGGGGCCACCTGAAGTTGTTAACCCCGTGGCGCCACCTGAAACATCTACGCTAGACACCGTGCCAGCGCCAGCCGAAGTCCATGAAGGTGCGCCAGTACCATTACTAGTCAAAACTAAGCCAGCGGTTCCAGCAGGCGTAAATCTATACGCAGTACCATTTCCGTAAGCTACGCCCCCAGCAACGGGCGTCGCGCTTGAGTTGGTGCCTCCGTTAACGATAGGCGTAACGCCGGTTCCGGCGCCCGTGATGGTGTACAGATTTAATAGAAATCGATACCACTCACGCGAAATTAACCCGGTTTTGGAATCTATTACGGGAACCCGTGGCGGGGTGATATTAGTCGTGTTAGGCGGGCTAGCCATTAGTGCTGGACACCGACAGTTCAGCGCCGATAAGGGCTACCTTTACCGGGTCGGACCCCGACACCTCATACACACGGTCGCGCAGTTTGTCGGTCATACCCAACCGCCGCCAAAACGTCCGAGTGCCGGACGCGCCAATGGCGCCCATTGACGCCCAGTGTTCGTTCGACCAGGTGTGTCCGCCATCGTCAGACCAACGGAGCATGGCTTGAGGGTCACTGCCTTGCCCGGTGTTAAGGCCAACACCCGTTTCGCAATCAAGTTGTAGCGAGTGCTGCGCTGTTCGCTTTAGATTGTTCTGCCCCGACGGTATCGCCCGCCACGACCGCAGCCAACGCTGCGCCCCGCCGTTGTCCGCATAAACGTCAAGGTCAAACGCATACAGGTTGCCGGAAGCGCAATCGCCAACGACGATTTCGTTGCTGAAACTCATTTGGCAGTTGCTGGCGTGACGCGAAAATTGGCCGTTGTAAAACGCCGCCCGTTCGTGCCATGCACCGGTGGCTACGTCGTACACCCAAGTCGCGTTGCCCGTCGGGAACGTCAGCACATAAAAAGCATGGCCTTCTTGCTGGTAGGTGTAGGCAAACGCATCTGAGATGTTGGCGTAGTTTTGGATGGCAAACTCGATAGCGTGCGTGCTGACCCGCTGGCCGGTGTAGCCGTTGGCTCGGTAGACGATGCCATTGCCGCGCGCGTCGGACCCTAGCCAGAACAGCCCATTGTCGAGTTTGGCGATGGAATACGGCGCCGCGCAACCAATTTCGTTGAACGCGCCTTGAATGCGCTCTAGCGGAAAGTTAACATTCCCGGAGTCATACCAGACTTCAACGGAATTGGTACCAAATAGCCATACCTCTCGGTGGTCCACAATAAGCCCAACTAGATTGTCCGGCGAGCCTTCGGCGCTGGCAAACTCCAACGGGTCCACCGACGTACCATCTAGCAGTTGCGTGACCCAGATGGTTTGGGAGTTTGGTTGGTTGAATACGAAATAGCCGTCGATGTAACCAACGGTTACCGCGCCAGCAAAGTCGGGGTCGGTAATTTGCGCGAACACGCCCGTAGTGGCGTTGTAGATGTAGCTGAGTGGGTTGCACGCAACGAACAGCTGCGTGCCGTTGTCGGACATGCTGACCGGGCCAGACCCGCTTACGGTGCCTAATACCGTGGCGTTCCACGCGGCGTCCACGCGGTACAGCGTGTTGCTGGACACCACATAGCCATACCCACCGTACTGCCACATCCCTCGGACGGGGCCAGACCCAACGGTCGCCAACAAACGCAACCCCGGCGCGCGGTTGAGGAACCCAACGTCTTTGCCGTTTTCCGGTGTTGCCTCTGGGAACAGATTGACCATGCGGTTGTCGGCAGCGTTGACGCTGCGAGCCACATATGCCTGCCCCAGAATCGGCGTTTTCATCAATAGTTACCGGCAAACACGTTGAACCGCTGGCGGGTGCCAACGATGCTGTACGGCAGCCCCATGATGTCGCCGGGGCTGTTGATACGTTTGAGGTTGCGTTTGCTGGTCATAGCGATGCGCGACACAGTGGGCGACGGCTCGACGCCAAACTCTGGCGCCAGTTCGCACGCCAGATTGTATTTGAACGCCCGCAAGTAGCCTGGCGGAAACGCCAGTACAGTGGACAGCGTTGATGCGCGCGTTAGGTCTTCCACTGAAAGGACATGCCATTCCAGCGCCCGTGTCGGCACGGGGTAGACGTACATCTCAATGTCGGGGTACGTCATGTTAATCCAGATGATTTGCGGGTAGGTGCTGGTTACCGTTTTAACCGCAATGCCGTCGTACTGCTGCTGGTTAATCAT